TTCTTTTAGGTTTTCTTTTACCATAAATATTAGTATAATCTTTAGCATAATAATATCCTTCAATTTCACCATCATCATTAGATGTTTCAGGTCTAAGTGTTTCAATTGGAATATGTGCAGCTTCAACTACCTTTGAATGGTCTTTACTCCATATGATTTGCATAGCTGCCATACCTTGTAATTTATAATCAAATGTAACTCTTCTTACGTCATCTTTTTTAAGTATTGATAACATTGAAGCATATTCATTAGGCTTTCTAGAAGCGTCTTTAGCACTTAATCCACCACCATAAATCATATCAGCAATACCATTAACACAAGCAGCGTTAGTTGTAGAGTTATTATATCTATCTATTACATATTGAAAATAATCATTATCTTCACCATAAGTAATCCAAGGTTTATTTTTTGAGTTCGATTCTGTAATTTCAACTGGCACTACACTAGCTAAAGAAATGACTGTTAAATTTCTATTATTGTTTTCCATTATATTATTATTATTTCTTCTTTATCATTATTAGTTGTATAACCACTTATATTCATTTGATAATTTAAATAATCAGTTTGGTCAGTTACAAATATTTGACCTCGATATATTAAATTACCAAGTATATCAAACACCTTGAAAGTATAAAAATTACCTTCTACTAATTCATATGAATGACTAACTTTTAAATATCCATCAACTCCAATTGTATCAGCACTAAAAGAAATAGTTTCTTTTTTATTAGTATCATATAAATCTATATTTACAATACCAACTTGTTCTCTAGCAATGAAACTTAGTATTTGATTATCGGTTGTTGTTCTTAATATGTGCATATTATAATTATTTACAGTTAATTAACCCAATATATCTTTTATGTTCGATATATTCCAAAAAAAAAGGACCCCATGTGGGGTCCTTTTATTATTATTTAATTATTATTATAATGCTACGAAGAAGTTAGCTGGTGTTTTTTCATTACCTGTTAATGTAAGAGCATAACCATTAAAGTCTGCCATTGCACCACCAGTAGCTGAACTACCGCCTGTTACTTTCATACCATTTACTAAACCTGTGATAAGAACATTTCCATTTCTGTCTGTAATTCTTACGTGAGGTCTACCATAGGTCATTAATTTCAATTCCTTAGTTGAAGCCGCATCTAATTTCTTTAACGATAAAGTTAATACTTGTTCGTAATAAGTGGTTCCAGCATCACCATCACTGGTAATGTTTTCAACAAAGTTGTTTGCTGTGGAATTTAATTCGTACTTAAACCAAGTAGGACTACCTGAAAATGCTGTGATGATATCAGTATCAGTTACATCATAAGTAACTGCACCTAAAGTATCAAAATCAGCGAATTCTACATAAAGTAAACCACCTTGAGTATCAGAGCACGGATTTGTTCTTCCCTGTGTTAATATACACGCCATATTATTATTATTTTTTTTTTAAGTTGTTATAAAAAGGGAGGTTTTACGCTCCCTGATTATTATTATTATTGTTTGTAAGCTACTATTTCAGAAGGTACAATAACCTCAACACCAGCAGTAAATACCATTTTGAATCTGATATTATCAGATAAATCAGTATCACTCATATCTTTGATTATCAATTGGTTATGGTCTTCTAAAAGCCCAGTACCGAACCACACATTAGATACTTGGTAAGCTAACATAGTAGACGCTGGTAAACCACCGATTACTACTAACTCAATACCTTCGAAATCTAAAGGTTTATCACCTACAGTATAATCTAATCTGAAACCTAATGCAGATAAAGCTCTTTTATAAGCTCTTGCTACGTTACCAGAAACTACCATTTTTAAATCTTCTTTACCGATTAACTCATCAGGAATAGCGTCATAAACTCTACCTAATTCAGCGATAACGTTAGTTGCTGTAATTGCAGAAGTTGCAGTAATTTCAGTCATACCAGTAAGTCCTAATACACCAGCAAATGAACCATCAATATCAGTACCACTCCAGATATCACTATCTAATTTAGCAGCTTGTCCTTCTAATACCTTAGCAATAAAGTATTCTTGAAACGATGCTGGAAGATTTCCATTGTTTGCTCCGAATCCCATTGATTCAGCTTCCCAAGTTTGTACGTAATTTTCTTTACATAATTCAAGGTTAATCATTAATTTTTTTGGTTCTAAAGCTCTCTCACTAAGAGATACTGAACCAACTGGTACGAAATCGCAAGCGAAATTCTTTTGTCCATTAGCTACCTCTAATCTGTGTAATATAGATTTGAATTTTACGTTAGGTAAAACAGAGATTGCTCCTTTTTCAATTGTGTCAGCTGCTTTTACTGCTGCTGAGAAATACTTACCAGAGTCTGCTCCAGCATAAGTACTATTGATTGTTTGTGTTGTTGCCATAATTTTTAATTTTTTTTAATTTTAATTTTTTATGTTAAATAAGATTCCATCAAGTTTTGTTTTTTTAGATGTTGAATCCATTTGGTTATTAGAGTTTAAGTCTTCAGGACTATTGTTAATCTTTTTAGCTGCTGGTTCATTTGAAAGCTCTACTTTCAATGTATCAATTTCAGCGTCTTTAATTTCAATAGTTTCTTTAGATAAATTCATTGATGATTTCATCTCTTCAACTAATCCTACTAGAGCGTCAAATTCTTCTCTAGTTACAACGTCAACTGTTTCTTCTTCTACTACTACTTCTTCTTCAACAACTTCTTCTTCTTCAGCTGCTTCAACTTCTTCTTCAACTTCTTCTTCCTCTACAGGAGCATCAGCTGGAGTTACAGAATCAATAATACCTTCTTCAACCACTTCAAGTATTGAACCATCTTCTAATTGGTAAGTACCAATTGGCATTGGAATAGATTCTCCACTTTCAGTAATAATAAAAACAGATTTACCAGATTCAAACGAATCGGCTTCAATGACAGTAACACCATCTTCTAATTTTGTTTTGGCTAATTGAACTTCTTCTTCAACAGCTGGAACAAAAGGTGAAAGTGATACAATCATACTTTTCAATGTTTCTTTTAAATTCATATATTTTATTTATTTATACACTTAAATAACTATATATTACTGAAGTGTTTCATTTTCATCAGTAATATTATCATCACAGTCAGTTAACATTCTAATTAATTCTTCTAATAAAGCAATTTCTTCATCAGTTATTTCTTCTTCAATTATATCCATTACGTCTTCTACTTCGTCCTTTGATTGTTTAATCATACTATCAGCAAACTTACCTTCAATTGAAAATCCATTAACCTTTCCAGCTTTAACATCTGCCCATACTTCATCATTATCAATCTTAGCAATACCGAACCAAGTACCTATTGGCATATCTTCATAACCATAACCAGTAGATTTATCAGTATCAAATTCTTTTACCCAAGATTCTACGAATGTTACGTCTTCCATCTTAGTCATATGTTGATATGTTGTGTTATTTTGATTCCCTAACTCCATAAAACGTTGTGCTGTTTTACGAACTGTGTCAGCTGAGAAATGAACATAATAATATTTAGTTTCATCACCCTCTTTATAACCTCTTAAAATCATTTTATTTGGTACTAAAATAGGTCCAGCAACCATTCTTTTTTCTTCATCGTGTATTGATAATTTAACGATTTCTTCTTTACCGAAATGAACAAAGTCTCTTTCAATAGCTCCTTCAGTTACCATACTTATTGCTTGTACACCACTAAGAGTATCTTCACCGATGATTAGTTCAAAAATTTCAAATATATTTTTCATTTATTTTTTATTTATCATTTAATTAATCTTATTTTTATTATTTGTTACATTTTTAAAATGTAGCTGACTCTTCAATTGTTCTATCTAATTCTTGTTGTGTAGTCATATCAGTTGAAACTACTATTGCTTTTATAACTGGGGTCTCTTGTCCAGATATTGATTGTGCTAATTGATTAGTTTCACTTTGTCCTACAACATTAAATTGTGGTGTTAATGAAAGTACTTCAGGTGCTGAACTACCAGCTCCACCACCATAACTAGATGCAACACTTTTAGCTCCTTTTACTGCTGAAAGTACACCCGCTACAATTCCAACTGCTGCACCCGCATATCCTACTAAAGCTGGTATCGCTGCTGGAAATCCTAAAGCTAATGTAGCAGCTAAACCAGTTGAAACACTTGATGATGCTTTAGCACCATCCATTGACGCTTCTGCTACTGTTCTAGTAGCCTTTGATTTGATAGCACCTATGTTAATTAATAACTCTTGTAAGGCTATCGCTTGTTTAGCAACTAAAGCTGCTTTACCTAAGTCACTCTCTGCACCAAATATATTTGCTAATATATCTAATCCTTCATATTTAGCTGCAAGTACATCAGCATCTAAAGCTGCTTTTGCGTCAGCAGTCTCTTTAGCATTTTGTATCTCCCATTCTTGCATTGACTTCTGAGCGTCTCTTTCAGCTTGTCTTGCTTCTCCCCTTGCAATTGCCTTATCAACATCTGCTTGAATTTGTGCATCAAGTTCTAATTGTGAAGCTTCTTTAGCTCGTGCTGCTGGGTCTAAAGTACTAACAGTTTCAAGTGTTTCTCTTACTTGGTCTTTCTTTTTTGTTGGTTCTTCTGGTGGGTCAACAACAACAACTGGAGCTTCAAGTTCTGCTTTTAATGTAATAAGTTGTTCAAGGGCTAATTCTTGTTCTTTTAATGCTGATTTTTCTTCATCACTTATCTTTCTTTGTTCTTCACTAAAACCTAATATAATGCCCCACCAAGAAGTTTGTCTAGCTAAAGATTTCTCCTTTTCAAGGTCAGCCTTAGCTGAAATTATTTGTTTATTTATAGAGTCTATTCTATCTCTTAATAAACCCTTTTCTTTTAAAGCTATTCTTGCAAGAGCTTCCTCATTACCTTCATTTGCTTTCTTTTCAAGTTCTAATCTTTTAAGTTTTTCACCAATGATTGAGATACTATCTTCAAGTGCTTTATTCTGAGCTTCTATATTATCAGTTGTACCACCAACAAGTCTTTTAATATCATCCCAATAAGCTACAATTAAACCAACTGCAACAACCAAGGCACCAATACCAGTAGCAATAAGAGCAGTCTTCATACCTTTTAAAGAGAAGTTGAATAGTTTAGTTGCTTCAGCTGCATCACGTATCTTAGTAGCTAAACCACCTGTTAAACTATCAAGAACTGCAATAGCACCTCCATTTTTACCTACTTCTTCTAATCCACCAGATGCATTACCTGCTTCTGACTTTACATCCTTTAAAGAACCTTCAACTTTTCTAATGTCATTATCTAGTTCATCAAGTCCTTGCCCCTTAACGTCAACTATGACCGTTTTTTTTATCGCCATTTTATTTTATATTTTATTTCTTTTCATTGAATTTCTCATTTCTTTGAAGTTCAATGCAATTTTATTTTTACCTTTAGCAATATCAATTAATTTTGATTCACCATAATAATCAGCTGTTTTAAGTAAATCAATTACTAAAGTTACATACGATTTGTCCATTTTATAAATATTTTAACCAAGAATATATTCTTCTCTCTTTTAAGTAACCTAAAGTTGCTTCTTTGTCATATGATTCTCTTTCAAAACTTATATTTTTATAAGCCATTATAAGGTCTTTATATTGAATTATTCTTATTAAGTACTCTATACCATACCAAATAAAGAAAGGTATTATTAGCATCTCTAATTGTTGTTCTTTGTGTATCTGTTCGTGTTGAACTGTATGTTCTGTCATATATTTTTTATCTTTATAGAACACGAATGGGTACACTGTTATTGCAGCATATCCATTCGGTACTAAGTATTTACATATTATATTCATATTATCTTGTCATTAAATTAGCCATCCAATAACTTCCATCCCAAATAAATCTCCAACTATATCCGTCAGTAATTCCAATTGGTGTACTTGAACCTGAAGCTCTTAAAAATTGCTTACCTCCAGTAGTGTTAACATTTACTAAAGCATTAACTCTTTTAATCTCAATAACTCTACCTTTTTTAGGGTCTGATGGTAAATATACATTACAAGTTGATGTATTATAACAACTTAAAAATACAGTACCATCAGTAACATTATAGGTTGTATCATTACTTAGTGTTGATTCACAATGTAAATACATACCTCTTGCATATAAATCAAAGAAGTATCCACCAAAAGATGGGGCTGGGTCAAGAGCTGTATTATCTGCAGCTCCAAATACACCTACAAGTGCATTAGGTTCTATACCTGGGCCACTGAATGCATTTGCGTCCAAGGAACCATAACCTAATCCTACAATTGAACCTTTAATTTCAATTCCTGTTGTACTTGAAACTGCTTGTGTACCTGGTGAGTTACAAAAGACACCATTTGAATCAAGTATTGCTACACCATTTTCTTGTCCACCATTACCAGTATGCCTTGCTTCAATCTTTCCTTCAACTGGGTCAATAGTAATTGTTTGTTCAAATGTAACATTTCCACCTGTATTTGTATAAGTTTGTACATCAGCTTTAAAAACCATCTTACCAGTTGTACCATTTAAATCTACTCTAGGTACACCTGCTGAATATTCTTGTTGTGATTGTATTGAAGGGTCATTAATATCCCAACCACCTAATGAACCAGAACTAGCATTTATATTACCTGATATATTAGCATTTGTAGCTGTAAGTGTACCAGAAGAGGTTACGTCAAAGAAATCACCTATATTAATAGTACCACCCTCAATTGTTCCTTTGAATTTACCATTACCTAAAGAATCAACTCCAAAATTTTCAGTATTTATTGACCCATTATCTAAATTGATTAAAGTACCTTGTGTTGTATAAGGTGAAGTTCCAGCTATATAATTAGATGATTGAATATTCCCTGTTGTAATATTTCCACCATTAATAACAGTAGAACCAGTTGTACTTGCTAAATTAGTAAATGTTACCAATTCAGTAAATGCAAATGATTTATTAGCTGATGTGAATGTTGGAGCACCAATATTTGAACCAGCAGTTGTTTCAGTTACATTATAAGATGAAAACCAGTAATCTTCTCCACCTGTTGCTGTTGGTGGTGTAGTACTCCAATTAGAACTTAATTGACTAAATAGATTTGTAGAAAATGTATATAAACTAGCTGAAGGTGTGGCAGGTTGATTAGTTTGAGATATTTGATAATATATTTGACCTGATTTAGTTTTTTTACCATCATCACCATCAACACCATCACCACCAACTGTTCCGTCAATTGTTTTACTTAATGATTGATATTTATCAAATGTTATAGAAGTTCCACCAATACCTATTAAATAATTAATTCTAACTGGTGTTGTACCAGCACTACTATGATTAGCAATAGTAGTATTTCCCTCAGCATTAATTGTTTCAACACCAATAGTAATAGCACCAGACACTACTGATGGGGTTACAGAATATTGGCCAGTTGCTGGACTAGTTCCAAACACACCAGTTAATTTTGTTGTACCTTTATATACAATAATTTCAGTTCCTGAATTAGCATAGTCTACTACACCAGTTGATGATGTTGGTAATGAATGATTATCATTAGTTAGTATAACAGTATATGCGTCTTTACCACTTTGAATACCATATATTGATATTGTATCAGTTGCTACAATATCTACTGTAACACCATTTTCATATGTATTTAATGTCCAAGTATCAGTTATATTTACACTAGGTTCATCACCATCAGGAATTATATAAGTAGGTGAAGTACTAATTTGTTTTACCACTGTACCTTTTTTGAATTGATAATTAACAGTTCCAACGTGATTTTGTTGTGTTGCAGTAAGTGTAATTGATTGCTCAGGAGTTTCAACTTCACCTTCATATGTTATTACATAACTACTAGCATTTAATCTATTACTTTTAGCTGATAAACCATCTGAACCATCTGCACCATCATTACCATCAGCACCATCACTACCTTCAATTGATTTAGATAATGATTGAACTTTATTAATAAAGAATGTTTCCCCATCTAAAGTTTTACCTTGAATATTTATTGCAACTTTAGCGTTGTTAGCTGTCATATTACCATAACCATAGATATATGCAGATGTACCGATATCAAGACCTGATAAATTAACATTAATATCAGTACCAATTGCACTCAAAGTCCAAGTACCATTTGTTTGTGGTACTTCTAAAAAGTCATTAAATTCTAATGCTGTAGTTCCATCATATACATAAACATTAGTATTAGCTCCAATATAGTTAACTACACCAGCTGCGGTTGTTGCTAATGTATGTGAATCATTTGATAAATATGCTGAAACTGAATTAGAACCATTTATACCATCATTTCCATCAGTACCATCAGTACCATCAGTACCATCAATTGCATCTTGAATACCAACAATTGATATTGAATCAGTTGCTATAATAGTTCCATTATTAGCACCTTCTCTTGTATTTAAAGTATATTCAGTTACTTCACCACCAAGTGGTTCATCACCATCAGGTGCTGTATAAGTATTTGAAGTACTATTTTGTTTTGATATTCCATCTTTTAAGAAATCATAATAAACAGTTCCAACGTGATTTTGTTCTGATGCTGTTAAAGCTATAAATTGAATAGAAGGCGTTTCAACTCCAGAACTATTATATGTTATTACATAACTACTTGAAGTTAATTTATTAACTTTACCATCTGTTCCATCTGAACCATCTGTACCATCTATTCCATTTGTACCATCAGCACCATCAATTGATTTAGATAATGATTGAGTTCTAACTATTGTAAAACTTGTTCCATCTAATCTCTTACCAGTTATTGTATATTCAACACTAGCAATATTAGCTGTCATATTACTATGGTCAGGTGTAGTAGTAAATGTACCATTATCCGTACCAGGTGAAGTACAAGTAATATTAACTCCAACACAAGTATAAGTCCATTGGCCAGTTGAAGGTGTACCTACAACATAATTTAATGCTGTACTTCCCTCGTATGTATATATTTTTGTACCTGAACCAGTATATGTTACTACACCAGCATTAGTTGTTGGTAATACGTGAGCTTCATTTGCGATAATAACGCTCATTGAACTTAACCCATCATTACCATTATCACCTTCTTGAATACCAACTATTGATATTGAATCTGTACTAACGATAGGATTATTATTAGCACCTTCTCTTGTGTTTAATGTATATGTACTTATACCGCCACCAATTGGTTCATCACCATCAGGAATTGTATATGTTGCTACAGCACTATTTTGTTTTGAAATACCATCTTTAATGAAATCATAATAAACAGTTCCACTATGATTTTGTGAACTACCTGTTAAAGTAATGCTTTGATTAGAAGGAGTTTCTACACCTAAGTTATTATATGTTATTACATAACTACTAGCAGTTAATTTAGATACCTTAGAATCAGTACCAGAGGCACCAGCATCACCTTGAATTGATTTAGATAATGTTTGAATTTTACTTACAGTTTGTGAACCTTCTAAATCAAGTACATAAACTATTTGTGCATTATCAGCAATCATACTACTATGGTTTCCAATTGTTAATGGGGTTCCAGCAGTAGCAGTACCTACTGTTATATCTGTAGGAGTACTAGAAATTAATTTAAATGTACCAACACCAGCAGTACCTGAAGTAATACCAGATAATTGAGTTCCACCTTTATATACTATTATATCAGTTCCTGAACCAGTATAATTAACAACACCAGTTGATGATGTTACTAATGTATGTGAATCATTACTTAATACAACTGTATATCCATCTGTACCATCTTGTGTTCCAGCAATTGTTATTGTATCGTAAGCTAATTCTATTTGATTACCATCTGATACAGCTACTTTCAACTGATTGTTATCATTATTTGCACTAGGACTTGTAAATTGAATAGTTTTAGTATCACCAGTACCAACTGAGAATACAGTATCATCTACAATTCCATCACCTGTGAATTTAAACCAAGGTGTACCGATGTTTTGAGACACAGCTTCAATTGTAAATGTACTAGGAGATGGATTAAGACCATTAAAGTCATATTCCAGCACATACGTAGGGGCTGTTAGTTTAACGCTCTTAGCGTTCTCTCCATCAGCTCCAGCAGTTCCAGTTGGACTACCAGTTTTTTGATAGTATAATTCAGAGAATGGTGAAATATTTCCACTAGTATCTCTAGCAAATAATTTAAATTGATAGATTTGGTCCAAAGTAAGACCTATAATTAATTGAGTTGTTGCTATTGTTGTTGCATAATATACACCATCTTTATAAATATCATAATTTAATACAGCAATATCATCAGTTGAAGGAGTCCATCCAATTGTCATTGTTGTTTCAGTTATACCTGAAGCAAATATACCATCAGGAATACTAGGTAATTCCAAATCTCCACTAGTTATTACTTGAGAATCAGATGCTGAACATCCTGTGTTATTTTGAATTACATCTAGATAGTAAGTACCTGGTGAATTTACCTCACATTGAGATGTTGTTGCTCCAGATATTATATTACCATCAGGAGTATACCAAGCATAACCGTATCCACTAGTTATAGATGATGTAAGGGTTATTGTTGGGTTAGTATATGTAAGTTCAGTTTGACTAGGAGTTATTGTAACAGAAGGTGTTATAATAGCATCAGAGATTGTATAATTAACAGTATCAGTTAAAGCTAAAGTATCAGTTACTTCTAAAGTATATGTACCAGCACTATTAATAGTTACTAATTGTTCAGTTGTACTACCAATAAAACTACCATCACTTGTTGACCAAGAGTAAGTTAAATCAAAACCAGTTGAAGCTGCACCATTTAATAGAACAGTTGGATTAGCACAAGTAACTCTACTAGCACTTGCGATAACAGAAGCGTGAACGTCTGAAGTATCTAAGTTATCATAAATATCATTTAATAATTCAAATGTAACTTCACCTGTTGTTAATGACATTTTAAGGTTATTGATTAAATATCTTGTATCATCAATAACTATTCTATCATTTAATTTTATATCTTTAAGTATATTTAAAGGTAATATTGTATCATATTTAAATAATCTTCTATTAGGGTTATATAAATCACTAATGTAATCACTCCAATAGTTGTTATATAATGACGCTTGTTCACCATTAAATGAACTTGGTGGTTGAGTTAAAGTGAATGAATCTATTTCAACATTAAAATTGGTTGATTGATTAATATCACTTTGAACTAAACTATTAAATTGTGACGCTACATTCCAAGTAAATAATTGTTCAACTGTACCAGCATTGTTTAATTGTAACTGGCCAGAACTACCACTATAATTAGGGTTGTTATAAAATATAAAAGGTTTAGTCTTAACACTTGATGTTTCACCAGCATTATTTATTTCAATTGCTTTATGAACGTGTACATCAGTTATTTCCTGTGTTTTAAAATCTGTTAATCTAGCACCTACAATATTTTCAAATGGTACTTTAATTTCTAAAGGTTTTCCATCGTAATTACCCTCATATTTTAAATCACCATATCCACTATCATCACTAGAACTATCTCTAAATTGCTTACCAATTATAGTATCAGTTGGTTCATATTGAAATGATATTGTATCGTGTAATTCAGGTCTTGAAACAGTAATATTATCTTTATTTACGTATTCTGAAATATCTGTTATCCCACCATCTGAATACCAATCACTTAATGTTTGTACTCTAAATGTTTCTGAATCAATTGGTTCGATAACTAAGTTATACATTTTAATTAATCCATCAAGAAATTCTTTAACTTTCATTTTAGGTAAAGCACCTATCTGATTGTCGCTCTTATCAGTAAGATACATTAAACCAGATTCAGTTGCTTGATTATCATTACCTAAATCAGTTGTTAAAATTTGTGTTAATACTCTACCAGTTTTTACTCTTGTTTTTTTAATTAATGCTGCGTTAAATTGAAATACCTCACCAGATTTAAAACTTAACTCAACAAATCTTTCATTAAGACCAATTTGATAATTATATTCTAATCTTAAATCTGAAAGTTCTTCACTAGTTAGTACTTGAGTGCCTGTTAAATCATCAACTTGTTGTCCGTTAGCTTTTATTGAATATTCAACATTTTCAAATGTAGGTAAAGGCGTTATTGTTAACTCTAAGTATTCATATGTTTGCTGTACCTTTTCGTATGAATCATTATAATTATTAAATACTTCTAATTTCCATTTATTTTCTTGGTCAATTTCAATAGATTGAAAATCAGTAACTAGTTTTGTACCTAATTTTTCACTATCTCTATTACCCCACATATATAAATCATTGAAATGTGATGTGGTATTAAAGAAATCATCAGAGAATGTAATACCATACTTAGATTCAATTGCTTCAATAATTCTATTAAGTCTTACAGCTGGTCTCAATTCCGTATATTGAATACCTGTTGGTATAAAACCAGTTGGTTGAAAGATTAATGGCATCCATTTAATATCAAGTGGTGATTCATTAGTTAAATGTTCTGGATTATCACCATCTGAAACGTCATAAGTATTCCATTTCCAATCTCTATCTCTAGAAATTAATGGATATATAACATCTAAATCACCATTCATCTTACTTTTTACTGTAGTGTGTGAATATTCGTGTGTATAAAGTGATAAATCTAACTCATTTAAAGTGTCATCACCAAATGAATCAGTTAATTTTGTTATATCACCAAAGAATGTTATTTTATAATCAGTAGGTTTACCATTTTTAATGATAACTTTATCTAATTTAAGTTTACCTCTTTTAAATGGTAAGTTATTTAATTCAATCTTAGCATCTTTACGTATTGAAGCATCAAAACCTCCAACAATATTAGTGTTATACCAATGCTCAAATGTTTTATTATTGCTTGGACTAGCTGGAATACTAAATGATTGAGTATAATCAGTAAATACTTTACTAATATCTTTAATATTTTGTACTGAACTATTTAATGATACTTTTTCTTCATTGTGTAATTCAATGCTTTCGTAAACTCCGTCTACTTCTATATAAATTTTAAGTGTATTCATTAATATATATTATTTCTTTTATCGTAAGCATATTCAAAATCAATTGAATATTGTAATAAGTTATCATTAACTCTTGATTTGTATTGTAATGTCTTTGTAGTAACGTTTACTGGCTTAGTAACTCCGTTAGTTGTAATCCAAACATTTTCACTTGAAATTAGTTCAGCTATTGTATCATTCAAACTCTCATCAATATAATCACTATTTAAAGTAATCCTTTCTCTAACATTAGCATTATAATCTTTGTAAACGTGTTTACCAGTATCATAACTAGGTATTCCATTATTGAAAGTTAATGTTTTTCTATTGTAAGTTTTCTTAGTAATTGATAAACTCTCTCTAGATTTCATTGAGAATATTAATTCTTGATTATATCCAAATCTATTAATGAATGAAACAATATGTGGCTCATATTTATTACAGTTCATAGGTTTGATTTCAAGTGAATCAATTGTTGCCCCAACATTATTCTTAATTATAATATTATCTATTTCATTTTCTGAATAACCTGTTAAACTTACATATTGAATTTTATCATATGAGTTATTACTATTAATATAAGATACTAAACTTTCAGTAAAGATTTCGTTAGTTCCCTTTCTAAATGTAACAAAGTTTGCGTTTGAAGTTCCATCACAATAAACAGGAAGTCTAAGTGGAAAACTATCATAATGATATAATATTCTTTCAGATATTAAGACTACATCTGTTGGTGAATAATTAATACCATCTAAGAAATTTGAATAACCATCTGATACTAACCAAGTATCATCTCTATTAGCGTCACCACCAAATGATTTTATATTAACCCATAAGGAGTCTGGGTTTTCTGAACCTACATTAGTGTAGGGTGTTGAACTATGTGAGATATAATCATCTATAATTTTAGCTATCTCAAAACTTACATTTGTAGATGAGGTTGATAGTGCTTGTTTTGATAAATTATAATCAATAGCTGTCGGTTCAGTATTGAAATCTCCATTCCATATCCTAATCTCTAGATTAGATGTAGCCCCACTATTTACTGCTTCAGTAATATAATAAGGGCTTTTAGTTAATATTCTTCCTTGATAAGTCGCCATAATTTCTTTTTTACAAGTAATTAACCTAAATAATGAATTCTGTTAGTCTAAATCATTAAATATATCACCAAGAATATCATCGCCATATGCATTTGCTACATCATTTGAAAAGGTTTTTATTAAAATGTTTAATGGGTCAGTTAAAAAATTGGTTGGTTTTATACCCTTTTCTTTTATTTTTTTATTAATAACATAAGCTAAACTATTAACCCTACTATCTGTCATTGGTAAACTGGAACCGTCACTACCTGTTAACTTCAATCCCTTCTTATTAATCCACTTCTTTAAATCATTTACTGGTATTCCTTTACCAGGTTTTCTACCCTCATCTACATACTTACCATAATCTTCCATACTAACTTGTATGTCTGGAATGTCCTCATCATTACTTGTAGATAGTTTAAAGCTATTATATAACTTACCGCTTGACTTACTACCTGTTAATTTTTTACGGGCCTGTGAGTTAAGTTTTGTGATAAACTTATCAATAGCTTTATTTGTGTTCTTTAAATCCATTATTTTTTACCTTTAACTTTATTGTCAAGTTTAATATCTTTCTTTTCTTTCTTTTCTTTCCAAGGGCTACCAATTTTATGAGTTTTTTCTTTTTTCTTTTTAATTTTACCATCAACACTTTTCTTTAATTCCTTTTCAACTTTCTTCTTATTTTTAATGTCTGCCATAAGCCATAGCATTATATCATATTCTGTTAAGTCTTCATATGGTATAGTGTCAACATTATCAGACTCTCCCTCTAATTCTACACTACCCTGAATTCTTGCTCTAACGCCTTCATTTTCAACTGTACAAAGATACAGTATTTCTTCTACGATACCAGTTTCTATTACTGTTTTTAAACCTAATATTTCCCAATTATATTCCATTTTCTAATTATATTTTATATCTTTATTTATTTTTAATCTAATTCGTACATTCTAAAATCATCTATCCACATTTTCTCTGTACCATCTACTCCTGTGTATGCAGAATACCAATAAATTCTTATATCTGCTGTTGAAGTTGCATCAAGCGTTACTTCATAGTCAGTCCAAGTAAGTGAATCTATATCACTCCAAGTCGATAATACAGGTCCAGTAAATCTTAGTCTTGATTTACCAGTTTGTGATGCCTTAGCCTTCCATCTGAATACATATGTCTTACCAGAGGTTGCTGGATGGAAACTATCTCTATATTGTTGTGTATTAGTAGTAAGTGATTCAAACCTACTTGAATATGTACCAACTTGCTTATCAGTTGAATCAGCAATTACTATTGTATATCTACCAGTTGTAAAGATTGTTAAATCAGTTCCCTCTGTTGTAC